GAGAACTTATGGAAACCTCTGAGTTAAAAGCATTCAAGCTAACTGAACAGCTAAGTCCAGAAGAAGAAGAGAACGCTTTTTATCTGGCTAACACATTGATCATAAAAATATTTGATGCGTTAGTAGAGTGTGGGCTTGATGAGGAAAGTGCACTTATCTACGCTCGATCATTCATCGAGGCAGGATACGATCAAGATGTGATGTGTGATCTGGCTATAGAGTTTACGGCAATAAAAAACTCTAAAAAGAATTAATCTTTATTGAGAAAGGTTTGCGCTTACACCGATGGGTGTCAACGTACGTTATGGGGCGATGGCCCGAAGCTGCGAGAACCTTGGGTTTCCCGCCCAAAGTCCAAAATGGGAATAGTTGCAGAAGACGTTCTGTAATGAATTAGTGGCTTTATGCTCAATCAAGAGATTTAATCTTTTCTCTCAACTCTCCGTAGTCCAGCATCATGCGCGTTATCGTTGAACAGTTTAAAGTTACAACGTCCCGCGCACATGGTGGTTGCATACGCTCTAATTCTTCCGCTGCTTGCTCCATAAAATTCGAATCGTATGTAGCAAGCGGCGGCTTGATTAGAACAGGCTCAGAACTTTCGGCCGTTTTGTAATCGAAATAAGCAGAACCAAGTGACGCCGCCCCAGATATCGCGCTAAAACTTTCCACTACGCAAGCGCTTTGCAGTGGAACTAACATTACGAGGCTGAACCTTAGACATTTTTTCTTGAGCTTCTGCTGCGCTCTTCGCTTGCGTACCCTTCTGCAAGTGCCGCCCCAACCAGATGGCGCCGCCAACCGCTGCAATGGTTCCAAGTAACGCAATAACAAGCCAAGCATCCACTTATTGCTCGCCTTTTTCTTTTAAGAAAAACCCAGCAATGCCAGCAATCGCGGCCAATGCCGTGCTAATCTGCTGCATCAAACCAGGATCAACGTTAATGCCAACCAGAGCCAACACACCCGTGAGTGCTGCATAGCTCGATGGCTCTTTGAATCGCGAGATAATAGCTTGCATTCTAATAGCTCCACAAATTTGGCCGGGGATAATCTTCTAGTGTGTCCACATGGATAAACCGTTTTGAATGTGGACCTGTTTGCTGAATACCCACCCCCGTGATTTTCGGATATTGCATGATGACCTTTAACAGTGTCAATGCTTCAGTTCCGCTGCACCGGATGTCTGCTGCTTTGCCCGAGTAATGCGATCCCGGTTTACCACCGCGATTTATCTTTCGAGCTTCCACAGGATGCGCTGCACATCTATATCCAGAACTGATAACCATTGAGCGACCGTAGCTTGTGCGTATTTCTTGCAACGCTTTAATAAATTTTTCATCCATAATGTTGTCATCATGGCCATTACAGTTTTTATTTTTAGGACAGTACTGACAGGCAAACTCATGCGGTTTAAAGTTTAGCTCACCCCAATCAATCATTTGTTTTTTCCTCCAATGATGGCACTGGCAAATGGCGTCCATTGTGTGCGCTTAAATACTCTGCTCGATGTGCATCAAGATCGCGTCGCATTTCTTCCAACAAAACCATTTGTCTTTCAGAGCGTCGATGTTCTATCTCACGTTCTTTAGGGTCCATCATGTTGGCAATAACATGCAGTTTCTGCCCGACCAAATCTGTAGCGGTATCATTTTTATCTAAACGACTATCTAATTGCGCTAACCGTTTTGTGGCATCCTTTACATGCTCATCTAAATCTTGCACCTTAGTCTTTGTTACGACGAAACTTGTGATAACCGAAGCAAACAAAGCACCGATGCTCACAATCATTTCAAGCGAAAGTTCCACACTATTCCCAATGCGCGTCATCACTTGGGTCAAAAGCTAAAACTTCAGCATCAGTCTTTGATGGCAAGCCAGTTTCAATCTCATTTGATTTTGCTCGCAATGCCGTAACCTTTGCCCATTCTGCCGCAGCAGCAGCTTCTACAGCCTCATCATCGCTCCATAAATCAGCGATTGTATTTCTTTGTTTCCACTCTGGCATAATAATTAAAATGCGTTTTTCACATTCTGCTTTAATAAGAGGATGTAAGGCTTCGCACCATTGTTCTTTTGTAAGTCCAGAATCGTTGCCTTGATGGTCAAGAAAATTAGCCATGCTTTACTCCATAAGCACTTGTGTTGCACTAACAGCAATACCAGCGGTTCCGTATCCAGCATCTGTTGTTCCAACACTGCCATCATTTTGAACAAATTGGGTGTCTCCAATTGTCATCCCACCCGCTGCCATTGTAACTACTGCCCCTGCAACAGCTATTTCGACAGATTGTCCGTCGCTGACAGTGCTTTTCGCAACGCCAAGGAAACGTTCTGTTGTGCCGCTCGCTTTAATGTTTGTTGTTGTTCTCGCTACACGGACACCGACAAAAGGCTGAGCCCCGGTGACATAAGGTTTGAGCAAAAATCCATCGACATCTGGGCTATAAGCGGCTGGCGTGTAGCTACCACCTGTCTGTGTTGTTATCTCGACATTCGACCCGACAAGAGTAAGAATATCGGCAGTCGCATCGGTACCTTTTGTGAACTGAACAACTCGGTAAGACACTCTGTCGGAATTATTTTCATCGTTAAAAAACAGAACAACATGGTCGCTGTTCGGAATACTGATTACTTTTTTCACATGATTGTCGGTGTGATTTGATTGAACTTCTAAAAGCGATGATTGCTTTAGAACACCGTCACTACCGACGCTTAGTGAGTACAAGTGTTCAGTGTCAAAAACAAACGCACGATCTTTAGTGCTGTCATACTCAATGTCGCCAGCGTTCATAAAGGAGTGAGGCGGATTTGAATAAGAACCGCTACTAGGAATGGTCCCCGTGCTTTGAGCAGTAAAACTGCGAGACCCGCCGCTACTCCCACCGACCGTGCCGACCGCATATCCCAAACCGTAACCGCTACTACTGTATTTGTACGACCCGAAAAGCCATTTATCTGCTACCGAAAAATGCACAGATTGATGGTAATAGGTGTGACTTTGACCGGACATGTCGCCCTCGCCGACATCGAACTCAGCCGTAAAATTCGAGAAGGTGTCACCGCTCGCATCAGACCCAAGACTAGCGTCAACAAATGCAATTTTATTGGAAGTCGGAGACGTTGTAGTCCCATAGCCAGCGACTAGCTCGTTCGCATCAAAACAATTTGTTATGCCATAAGGTCTGTTGCTCGTAGTCCAAACAACTTTATTGCTTCCTTTCATAACACCCGAGACAACATTCACGGTGTTTGCTGCAACCGCAGCGTAAGGTGATCCAGCTTGAGCATGAACAATTGTGCGCTGCATCGCGGGACAATATTTCACACTCCACACACCCAAATGACTGCCGTCTAAAGTTATAGGCGGTGCTGCCTCAGAAATGACCAGAGAGGAGTTCATACTTAGAGCAAACGCGCGAGTTGTATTACTGCCGCTTATCGTGCTTTTTCCTGCCCAGATAAAGAGATCGTCGCCTGTGTCATAAGCCATGTCATTGGACTCGGCGGCGGTCTCGCCCGACTGTGTGTAAGTTGAAGATGAAATCGCGCCGGTTACTGAGGTTGCAGCAACTTCACTAACTGTGCCATTGGCGTTTAAAATAACAGTTTTACCAGCAGTAATGGCGCCACTAGCTGTTGCTGTAACCGTACCACCACCTGATGGAATAGGTAGATTTGTTAAATTGGCACCACTGATTGCGGGCAACGCTCCACTTCCATCAAGTTTCAATATTTTATTGGCACCCGATGTCGCAACATCATCAGCGGTAATAACACCGTAGCTGTCTACCGCTTGTTTAGTTCGCAATGGTGTCATCAAATCACCATTATCAGTACCCGCTTCTGCTTTAGATTGAGAAGCAATTGTAACCGCAGCAGATGCAGCGGAAGCCGCCGCAGCAGTAGCAGATGCACTCGCTTCAGATGCTTTAGTCGTCGCTGTGCTTGCCGATGCGCTTGCTGATGAGGCTGACGCAGCGGCAGCAGTAGCTGATGCGGCCGCATTTGATGCACTAGTAATCGCACCACTAACATCAGATACGGATAATGTTGTTTCTGGATCGCCGCTTGAAGAATTAAAACTTAACATCTTACCAAGCCGTGTAGCTTTAACTGGTAAGGTCATGTTTACAGATGTTGGGTCTTGCTCTGGCGCTTGCACTGAGCGGTCAACAGTTTCCTCAAACTGCTGCAACATAGAAACATAGCGATTAAAGTCTTTGTTTACCGCATCAATATCTAATGGCCCTGTGCTTGCTAAGTTTGCAAGTCGGTCGGTTGATATGTTGCGTAAGATTGTTACCGTTGTGTTTGAAACACCAGATGCCAGAGTATTAACAAGCGTCACAGTGCCGCCATCAAAACCACCATCCGTGCCAGCATTTCCAGAAACGGTGTAATGTGTCGACACCGTTAGCAAGGTATCGCCATTGTAGACTTTCAAGTCTGTGCTTGTGTCAAAAATAACAAAGTCAAACGTGAATGATGTTTGTGGCGTACTGCCAACAACAACTTGTTTTTTTGGCGTTTCAGATGGAACTGTAATTGTAGCCATAGCCGCTAATCCTATTCGTCATCAAACTGACCAGCCGTTTCTTTGGCTAGCGCAGGGATAAAGTTTGCATACCACGTCCGTAATGGCGTCAATTGAGTCAATGCTTTTGCATACTCTGATGGCTCTTCTGCATTTTGCAACGCACTCAAGGTGCTGAGAAACACAGAACCTGCTGGACCAGCAACCGCACCCGCTGCTTCGTATGGGCTGACATCACGTACCAATGACTCACCACCACCTAAAGCACGCAATCCAACATTGCCCATACTAATAATTTCCAAAACATTATTGGGCTCCATAAGCAAAGGTATTACGCCACTGTAATCAATCGCGCGTAAGGCTTTGTCAAAGTTATCTGTATCAAATGGATTAGCCCGAAGCTGTTGAACAATAATGCCACCAATCAACATACCCAATGCGCCACGCCATAACCGTTTATCCCTTGGCCTTTGCAACATGGGAAGCAATTGCTCTTGAGTGCTGGCTATAGAAAATGTTCTAAACTGTAATAAGTACCCCCAAAGGTTTTTGGTCATGAATAAAGGTTTATGCTCGGGGCCGGGTGTCAAAATTATCCGGTTCATTTCTTTATTCAATGCAGAACGAAAACGGTTTCTTAATTGTATGTCAGTCCAATCTTGAGTTCCGGCAATATAAAGATGCTCAGTGCCTTGTCCCGGTCCTTCCGCTACATTGTCATCCCACTGCTTAAAAATTTTACGGGCGCTTGCTTTATCAAAACCAAATTCTGCAAGTTTAGAAATCTCATCATCCGTTGCTGCATTTTCTGAAACCTTTTTTGATAAACGAATAATTTCAGATTGAGCGTGAACGCCAACAAATTTTTTTAAAAAATCAGTGCCGGGTGCCATACCATTAACAATAAATGTAAACGGAACTGCTTTTGACAAAAAATTTTCAGTTCGCGTGGAGTTCATTAAGCCACCTTGATACTCCATTGCCATGGCGGCGCGTGAATTTGTGACAGTTTCTCCGACTTCACCTGCCAATTCTACTTCAGCTTTAGCAAGGCCAACTTCTTGCGGGCTTCGTATACGCAAACTTATTTGATCTAAAATTTCTTTGACCGACATTGCAATTAACATGCGGCCAGAATCGCCAAGAAGCATTTGGCCAGATCGACCCATTAGGTTAACTATGCCAAAGTTTTTAGCTGCACGCAGCGAGCGTGCTGACATGGTTGTAGGGTCTTCCGTAAAACCAAAAGCATTTAAGTTAAGATCACGTAAATTTTCTCCAGATCGCCAGACTGAATTACCTTCTTTTTCAATGCGGAGCGCATTGTCCACATCACCCTTGATCAACGCATCTGCAACAGCGTCATCTAAATCAAGGTCAAGCTGGTCAAACTTGCGATACAAAGATGGATCACCAAACTGCTCGGCAGCAGTCAAAGCGGGGGCAACACGATTAACATACGTGTTCATAACGTTACGATAATCTGTGTCGATTAAACTATTTTCGGGGCGATCACGAAGTAGTTGACGCGTAGTTAGCGGCAGTTTTCTGCCAATCGTTTGGCGTGGTGAGAAACCTGATACTGCTTTTTCAACACCATCAGTTACACCTTCGCTATCTTGGAAGGCTCCACGTCTACGCATGTTTTCAAAGGCTTCATCTACGCGTACAGCTAAACTATCTTCATCAGTGTATAGCCGTTTGCCATTTACATATGGATTTGCGCGAAATGCAGCAGCTAACAAACTTTTGGTTTCTGCTTCAAACGTATCTAATTTGTAAGGATTATACAGATGCGTGTAATAGTTATCGTTTCGCGCTGTAAAATCACCGATGTCTTCTTTTAAAATTGCTGTGTCTAAGTCATCTGCAACAGACCGTGCCTGTGCGGCAAACTTGCTAAATGTCCATTCATCGCCATCAAGATTTTGATTCCTGGCTCTTGTCTTAATGCGTATGACTTTATCTTTGTCGAGCTTCGACATGATGTCTTCATACGTTTTAAGCATTGCCCGAACTTGATCGAGGTTATCAAAGTTAGCACTCTCATGTTTTTGAATGCGTTCAATCAAAGGATTGTATTTTTTGTTTCTTAAACCTTGAAGGTACTCCCTTTGAAACTTTAATCCCTTCTGCAGAACAGCACCCAGCCGCACAGTTTCAATGCCCGAGTCACCTGCAACGCGTCTAAAATAAATCTCATCTATTTCTAACTGCAATGCTGTCAGGAATTGTTTGCGAGCAATTTTTCTTACAAGTTCTGCTGTCTCAGGACTTTTTTCTTTTAGTTTTTCTACCTCTTTATAAAGACGCGTAGAGCTTTTATAGCGTTTGCTTGCAGCAGAAACCGCTTCTTCGGCACGCCTTAGTTGGCTTTCACGCCCAACTAATCTATTCGACTGTAGCTTTTGATAAAAACCTTCGTAAAACTCTTGTCCCTTTTTTGCACCTTCGCGCAGTATGTCCCACTCAGCATCACCCCAGCCATGTTCATTAAAAACATCACGCAAGGTAATTACATCATCAACGCCTTCAACCTGTTCATCTAAGGTTTTATATGCCGTCGCCCATGGCAACCAATTATGATAATCCCTATTGGTAAACGGTATTGCACGCTCACCCTTGCGTATCTGTGAATACAAATTACGCGTGTCATCTAAGAAGTTACCAAACATCATACGTGTAGCGCCACGCTGCACAGTCGGATTACCTCGATACTGCAAATACACACCATCAATTTCTTCCAAGACTTTGTTCATGGGAAATCGATGCTGCTGCCACATGTAACCAAGACCTGCTTCGGTTACTCCACCTTTTGTAAAACCAATACGACCAGACAATTCATGAGCTAGCTTACTAAATGATCTGCCAACGCTGCCGCCTAGCTTATTTCCGGCCAAAACCCAGTATGGCATCTGTTCGGTTTTAGCTAATCCAGCACTTAAAAAATTATCGATAGGAGCGTAGTCATCATCTGCTAACTTTACCGCATCTGATAAATTCGCAGCATTGATTGACCCATCTTTGTTAATGCTTGGCTCAACAGGGTCCGGTGTTTTTATGCCGCGAGCTTTTGCCTCTTTTCTGAGGATGTCATGAACAACCTTGCCAGCCTTTATAATCTCATCAGATCGCGGCGGCGCATCAGATAAACGTCCCGATTGCTTTAAGGCTTGGTCTGCAATTTTTTGAGCAAAGCTTTTCCGTCCAATAATGCCCCCAAACAATGTTCCTGCAATTAATGGGGCAGTTAATTGAACTCCTGTAAACTCTTCTTCACCCGGCGACATGCCCATTCGAGCAGCTTCAGTTGGCAATGTAAAACCAGCTTGATAAGCCGCACCGCGTCTAGCGCCCCTTAAAACACCAATACCTTTTGCAACACCTAATGGCGCTAATATATCGACATCAAACATAGCGCCAATAAATCGACCAACCTCCATATTTTTCGTATAATCTCGATTGAATTTATTTTGACGCGCTAACTGCAGAACACGATTGTACTCAGGAACATTTTTCGCGGCAGCTAAATCACCAAATATACTGTTGATTTCTTCCGGTGATACACCTTGCTCAACAGCATATGACACGCCATCAAAACCGGGGTCATGGCGATTCATAATGTCGTCATCATCAGCAATAGCATTAGATAAATTTAAAATGCTTTGCCCTAAAAAATTATCTAAAAAACCACCTGTTACACCACGAAAATCTACAGGGTCGAAAATAGATAAAGCTAGACCGGGTGCTAAACGCTCGGGTGCAGCAAACTCTTCAAACTGAGGATCGACTGGTTGAGGATCGAATGTTTGCGCCTCGATTGTTTCTGCTCGCCTTATTGCATCAGCACTCAAACGACCGCTTGCACGCGGTATTTCAGAAACACCCTCAAGCCCCCGCCTTACAGCCTCTTGAATTAAAGCCTCGCGCTCTTCACTCATTGCAATTCATCAGACTGTTGAGATTCAAGTACCCTGCGAAGGAAACCCTTAACAGTACCCTTGCCTGCGGAGGTATTATAAAACCTTTTCCAAAACTGCGCTTGAGCATCCAAGGTGGTTGGTAATGCGGCACCGTTGCTTTTTGAATGTAAAAATAAACGAGCAACGATTGCATTTTGCAGTGGCTTGTCCATGTCTTCTTTTTCCAACTGCATAACGTCAATGCCAAAAACCTCAGAAACACGTTTTCTAGCATCCCTTAATGCGGACGTATTTCTTTTTACCTCTTTCAAACCAACTGGAGAAATCTGCCATATACCACGATCAGTTCGTGAAAACGTGGCTTTATTTACACCATAATCTGATTCAACAAACGCAATACGCCGTAAAAATTCACCGCCACCAAACACAGCATCAACAACACGCGCCGCAGAATCTACTGTATCAAAACCACTAGCCTTCGGAGTTTCAAGATTTTGACGCTCGCTTTGTGTAAGTTGCACAAGCGGCGGCATACTATAAGCATTTCGTCCCGGTGGTGGTGGAGTGAAGGACAAATTAGTTTTAAATTTTTCAACATTAACTTGTTTTGCGGGAGAAGCAGGTGATGCATCAAAATCCGCAGTCTCTTCTGGAGGTAATGGAGATGCATCAAAATCACCAAGCTCTTCTAATGGCAATCCTTCCGCATCAAAGTCTGGATATTCTTCTGGGCTTAACTGATCCACCACAGATTCATCAGGTTTAAACTCCATAGGTGGTGGATTAGCCGTGGTGTAACGAGAATACTCTAATTCGTTTTTAGGAGGTGGAACGTTAAGACTTTCTTCCGTTGTCTCATCCGCTATTATTTTAGCTGCTTTTCTAGGTGAGAGCTTAGATAAGGTGTTGTCGAAAAGATCAAGATTGCGTTGGCGTGCTGCTTCACGAAAAACTTCATTTTTCCTTTTTTGAGACTGAATAGCTTCATCACCTCGAAACTTATCGTTGTAATCAATAACAACTTTGCTGCCATCTTTCCTTTTTAACGCACCCATAAGGCCTGATTTGGTTTTTGCATAAACGTGATATAATGGGCGTTCGTTTGGCGATGATTCAATCTTATGAAAGAAAACGTTAACGCCCATGCGTATTTCTTTTAAAGATAAATTTCTTCCATTTTTACGACGATCACCTGTTGCGCCCCTTGAAAAGAATGTTACCTCTTCGGGGATATCTGCCTGTGCAGCTATTTGCTCTAAAGCAAATTCTTCAAACTTTTTAACAAACCCAACATACACACCGTCCGGTGGCATAAATGAATAACGCTGTGCATTGTCTATTTCGGCAATATTAAAAGGCAATCCTAAACGAGAAAATCTTAATCCATCCCTATATGCATTACGCATAGCCATATCAGCTAAAACTTTTGCTGAGGCATTAGGCGCAGATACAAGTATTTGACGCATTTCACTACGAAAATAAGCAGGGACTTTACCTTCTGATGAAGCGTCAATATCAGGATCACCAGAAAGCACCATACTTTTTAGAGGGTCTTGAAGGTTGATTGTTGATACATCAATTTCAGCCATTGCGTCATTTATACGTGTTTTAAGCTCATCCTCTTCCAACTTCGCAATTGTACCTTTGTTAGATAAAATATTACGAAACTGATTATCAGACTGATTACGGCTAACAGCAGTTATCAAAGAGCGGGCAAATGCTTCTTCCCCTGGGCTTAAGCCTTTAAATTTTGATACTGCGCCGGGACGCTCTTCAAACATAGTTTTATCGCCATAGAGCTGATACAGCCCTTGTGCCAACTGCATAACATTTTGAACTTGAAGCTCTTGCTCTTCTGGTGTTGCTGGCAATGGCGAAAAATATGCATTTTTAATTGCAGTAGTTATTAGATCACTAGGTTTTCCCGCATCTAATTCTTCCTTTAAAAAGGTAAAGCCTCTTCGGAGAGCTTCTTCTTTTTTTATTTGATCATCTAACTCTTCATCACGCGCAAAGTCGTATGATGAATCTCTTTCAAGAGTTTTTTGTAATGTGTTTGTTTTTGATGGCTCTAATACAGCAGCAAAAAGATTTGGCAAGTCACCCTGATCAAACCTTTGACCAACGATTTTTTCAAACAATGAAGTAACAGATTTTCGGTGTGCCGCACTGCCAATTTCAGCAGTATCGTAAACCTCTCGCATACTGCGATAATTTTTGTAAGTGTCTTCTAAAAAAACAGATATTTTATTTAGTGTTTCAGCACGATCCTTTGTGTTCATATTTGAAGAGGAAACAACTTCAGAAATCATTGCATAGTATTTTTCTTGAATATCTATGGGCAGTAGAGCAACTTGATTACCTACCTTAGTCGTATTAAGTTGAAGAGACATTAACGCTTTTTCATCTGTACTAACTTTTTCGTTAAGCGTAAATGTTTTGTTCAAAGACACAAAGTCTTGCTCTAAGGCTTTTTCAAAAGCTATAAAATCTTGTATTTCACCCTTTGAATTTACTTTACCAAAGGTATTTTTTAGAGTTTCTATTCTTTCGAAAATTTGTTTTCGATTACTTCCTGTAAGTTGCATTATAGTTGCAAGATTTTTAATCTGCGTATTGATACCGTAAGCAGCTACAAGATTTTTTTGTTCCTGTTCAGAAAAGTCCTTGGCCTCGGAAAGCAAAATATCGTTTAACTTTTTAGCAACGTCTGGCAGACCGCTTTGATTTGCAGCAATTATTGCATTTGAAATATCTTGCATGGTGTCTTTGAAACTAAAAGAATCAAAGTCTAACCGTGCAGTTGATGCTAGTGCTTTAAACTCTGAAATCTTTGCTGTTAATTCTGTGTTAACAGCGTCATTCAAATTTTTGTTATGTTGCAACTGTGATTTTATGCTACGCACTAAATCACCATTAAAAGCTCTTTGGTCAGTAACGCTAAGTTGCGAATAATATTCGTTTAAATCTTTTAGCGTTTCTGGCAAAACGTTTCGTATGGCGCTTTCACCAGCTTCTAATAAGTCTTGATCGCCTAAACTTGAGATAAAACCATCAGCAATAAAGGAGCTTACTTGCCTTAATGCGCTTGATTTATATTTATCTAAAACGTCTTGATCACCCACATAAAGACCGGATGCTTCCATTTGCTCAAGTTTATTATTGATTGAATCCATAACTATATCTATGGAATCCATCATACCTTCAACGCTTATCTCAAAATTTTCTCTTGCTGAAAAAGCACCATCATAAACAGAGTCAGGACTTACAGCGTCACCTAAAGCAACTTCAGTTTCAAAAACACCAAAACTTTCAGAGGTATCTTGTATCGCTTGTGGGATACCTATAATAATATCGCTTAACTCTTTAATATCATTTGCTTTTTGATCCTCAACATCCTTTTGGTATGCTTGAGCAATAAGAGTCGATTGCGCTCTAGTTAAAACCTTTTGAGCATTAGCAGTAAATTGATTTGCTTGAATAGCTGGCATTCCAGTTGCCATTGCGGCAATTTTGTCTTGGTAGCTAGCACCAAATTCTGATGCATCATTTTTGTAGTTAAATGTATTCGCTGCATTTAAAACTTCGCTTGTAAACGAATTTAACTTTTCATCTGCAACTTTATTAAAATGCACATCGGCATAACTTTGTATAACATTGCCAACTTCTGCTATGGCAGGTCCAGCGTCAACCGTTCGCCCAGCACCAACAAAGTTTACAAGCCCACCAAGACCAGCGGCACCACCACCAACAACACGACGACGACTAGGAAAAAGTTCAGACATTTCTAATCCAAATAATTACGCTTCTAAACTAACGTCTTGAAAGGTTGTTGTGGTACTGGGTTGACTAAAAGCACCAGCATTTCTAGCCACAGCACTTCCAATAGTGCCAATACCCCGTACAGCAGCAATCCCGACAGCAGAACGTGCGCCACTTGCTGCAATGTTAGCTCTGGCTACTTGGAACTGATCAGCCCTTTGAGCCAACAATCCTTGTATTTTAACTTGGCGTATATCTTCTTCAGCCAATCTTTTTTCCTCGCGAATGCCAGCCAGCACACTTGTTGTTCCAAATGTATCTCTCGCTTGGAATGGTCGAGCCGCGTTAATCTTTGCAATGGTCTTTTTTGTTTGCCGACGTATTTCGTTCTCTTTAGCAAGAGCGTCAGCTTGTAAAACCTTTTTACGTTCTTCAGCTTGTTGCCTCATTAACGCAAGTTCAGCTTTACGTTGCTTTGCTTGCTGACGCGCTGCCATCACCGTTGCGCCAGCAGATAGCACAGAACTTGCAATTGCAGCAGCAGCTAGAGCTTTACCGGCCATTAAACAGCAACCTCTCTCGATAACGCTAACAAAGTCATAGGCAAAGCAGATGTTTGCGTTATTGTTTTCTGACCAAACCGATCCCAGCCAAGATGGTATACATCAAAGGTGCCATTCAACGCACTAGGCGCAAGCGATGGATCATCATCGACTTGACGCAACTGCAACGTCTTTCCATCAATTGTAATGTCAAATGTATCTTTTAATACGAGGATAGAACGAACCAAGCGTTTGCGCTTTGCAGAAAAACTACCCCCACCAGCAGTACCCACAATTCGCACAGGAACAATTGTTGGCGCAAAAAACAAACCAACATTCAGTACCGTTGCAAGGTCTGTATCCAATGTAAACTGTCCAGAACCGTTTAAGGTAAAGGTTCCAAACTCCATTGTTTTTGCTGTGTTTATTGCACGTACTTCCGTAGATGGTAAATGCGTTGCTCCACTAAACGTAGTGCTTGCTGCTGGCGTGTTTGCTGTACCGCCCATACCGCTATGGTTTGCACAGTAATAAAAAAGTGGTGGCGCATCCGTTGGCACAACAAAGGTTAGCTGAGTAGATGAATTATGGGTAACGCCCGTTGTAAACTCAGACCCCCCACCATGTGTGCCATCTGCCGTTGCGCTTAAACGAAACGGATGAGCAGACGGATAGTTAAAGATATAGGTGTTACCTTCAGTAAGATTAATCGTAGCCTGTTGAACGCCATCAATAAAAAATTTATTTCCACCACCAGGATCAACGACAGTTACAGTAAATGTTGTCGATGCAGCGGTTGTAGTTGTTGATATAGAGCAGTCTGTCGTAAACGAATCTGAAAGCTCTTCCAAAAACCATTTGGTGACAGAGTTAATCGTTCGTTTAACAACAAAAAACACACGGTCATCAACTTGGTCAACAGACCAAAAGTATCCTTCTGTAGTCCA